TGCTAAGAGTGTCCAGGAAGCTGCGGTTCGTGAAGCATCTATCCTGACTGACGAAGAGCGCAAGGAAGTGGCTCGGTTGGTTCCGGAAGTTTTGAATCAGCGTAAAGCACAGGCTCAGGCTGCTACTCAGACTAGCGATTCTGCTGAGTAACAAATAAACCTCAACAAAATCAGCAACTTAGTAAAGAGTGATCTTTAAGCTAAGTTGCTGATTTCCTTATATATCTTAGAAAACTTTATAATCGCTAGAGAGTGAGTACTCAACCAAGCATCAGAATTCAAGCAGGCAACGTAAGCCATTGATTGTTCGTTAAAAATGTTGTTTATAATCAACAAGTTAGCTCAGTGGTTGATAGAAATATTTTTATGAAATGGCTTGACTTTTTAGTAAAATAACTTTATTGTATGAAAACTTTAAACCATACTGAGGGAACAAAATGACTACAGCTACAACATTCATAGCCAAAACTAAATCTAAATCTAAAAAGACCAAGACCTTTCCTTTTACTAAAGTTCCTAGGGGTAAGGTTTTAGACATTAGTGGGATTGATAATCCACTTGCTGTTAACCGTATTGTAAATCCTAAGATCACAACACTAACAGAAAGTGTTGATAATCTATATAATACCAGCGCCAGAATACGTAGTATTGTTGATGATCTAGTAAAACAAATGAAAGAAACAGGTAAGGCTCCTTTTGATATTAATAAAGTTGGTAAATGCGTTAATAACCCTATAGGGTTATCTACTTTTAATGGAATTACTCAACGCATACTTGACCCTGATCATATAGCAAACATTCTAGAAAATATGAAGGAGGGTTTGCTATCACCGGTCTTTGCCACTACGTCCAATGACGGTACACTACCGGTATTTGACACAATGCACGGTGCGAATATCGTGGGTCTAACTGCCAAGTTCGGTCTTTGGGGTAATGATCCTAAGAAATGGGAAAATTTTACCTTTCCTTTTTTTGTTATCGTCAATACTGACCCCTTCTTTGCCGATGAAGCCGCATACCATCGCAATGGCAAAGGTCAAAAACCATGGAAACCTTTTGACTATTATCGTATTAAGGTAGCCAACGTTCGCCGCGGTAAATCTACTAAACAATTAACTACTGATCCGGATTATATTCTAGCCGAGAAGATCCAGACTATGTGTGAGCGGCTGGAAGCAATTCCTCTCCCGGAAAAACACCCTCAATATGGGCAGGCAGGAACAATGACTCGTGTGGGTGACTTAATTAGTTGGGCGCACATTTCAAGAAATAACGGGCTAAGCGACTTGGCTATACCTAAATTCATGTTGACTACTCATAAAAAATACTGGCATGGTACAGTATGTGACTCTGCCATGTTTGGTCTGTATGGACATCTGTTCTTACAGATGAAAGACCATAATGTTAATATGAAAGATAACGATTGGGAAGAATTTTTAGACAGATTTCATGCTACTATTAAAGCATGTTTCACTAATCTTCAGATTTTGAGAACTAAGGTAGATACTGCTCATAATACGTGGTTTCAAAAAGCACATCCAGTTCTTGCTGCGAAAAGCAAGAAAAAGAAAGTTGATTGCCCGCACGATGTAGCACTATCTGTAGTGTTGAAAATTATGAAACTCGTAGGGGAAACAAGTCCAGCAGTAGAATGCACCTCTGGTAGGAGTTATGATAAAGATGGTTATAATATCTTAGATTGTGTTTTAGAATTAGATGATAACTCAATTAAAAACATTATCGAGGATGCTATCTAAAATGCCCTCTAACAAAATCATCATGCCTAAAGGACAACTGGGCTGGCTTTATGGGATAACGTTATCACATAACGGGAAAGAGGGGTTTGGAAAAACGAAACAAAAAATGCCTAATCTTAGATTGATTAAGGGGTACATTTTACCTAGCGCAGAAATACAATCTTTTCATTCTCTATGGTTCGGGTTATATCAACGCATAGAAAGTGTTGAGAATTATATTAAAAGTGAATACAGAAGTAAGCTGGAAGTAATTATTAGTAAGGAAACGGAATGGTTTGATCCTCAATATAATATTACGGCAACTGATATAATTCAAATCATAGAAAATAGAATTAAAGATGATAATATCGGAGATGAAATATTCCGTGTTAAGTCCGTACATCTACCATACAAACCTAGAACAAACTACAAGGGTTTCTTAGATCGCCCTGATTACTATCTTGAGCGTATTTAAGTCATTGATTTGTCAAGCCTTTTATTTTGTGTAAAAGGCTTGACTCTTTGTCCAAATCAGCTATAATAACACTATAGTCAATCAATAGGGGCGAGCAATGCAGATCACTTACGAAACGATGAAACAGATGTTTCCTAAAGTACGTCACCCTAAGTCTACTTTCGGTAATAGTGCTCAGTTCGGTCCCATTCCTATGAGTTTCTTTGTTGAGCATGAAAAAGAAATTCGCAAGCTTGCTTTAAATCGTATCATTTACAGGGGTCCACGTAGAAGTAAGCGAGTAAAGCTTTATTGCGGAACTATCACTGAATACGCTAGCATGACGCGCCGAGCAGACGCTACTCACGCACTGGTTTACTAAGTTGTTGATTTTATTAGAGAAAATATTTTCTAAAAAGGCTTGACTTCTTACCCAAATATGCTATTATATACATATAGTCAAAGAAAACACAGGAGATGTAAATGCTTCATGCAGATGTAGGTGATCGTGTAGAGGGCTTGTATGTAGGTTCTGTACCCGTGACAGGCACTGTAGAAAATTGGCGTGTACGCTATCAAGATGTTATCTACTACGTGCTGCTGGACGCTCCTGTAAAAATGCGTTATCGTTCAGTCCCGGTAGACCGAGTTATACTAGAACGCGCAGAACTTACTAAAGTAATCGCTAAGTAATTGATTTTATTAGCAAATTAAGAGGATCAAACAAATGGCACACTTTACCCCCAAAGGTTTCAAGATGGTAAACGGCGAATGGGAGCGCACTGAGTCTTATACGTGCCTCAGCGTAGCAGGTGGCTGGCAGACCGCTCGCCTTAACGTGGACATGACCGTGCGCGAATTGTTTGGTCCTGTGTTCCGTGATACTGTATCTCTTTGGAACTGGCAGCGCGAAAATCTCTATAAAAATCAATAACTTATAAGTTGTTGATTTTATTAGGAAAAATAGTTTGCTCAAAGGCTTGACTTCTTGCCCGAAACTGCTATAATAGTCTTATAGTGAGTAATAAGGAGAAGCAAATGATCACAGTTCAAGAAATATCAAGCATAAAGAGCAAAATTTACAGTTTGCGTATGATGAAAGCTACAAAGAGCTTGGATCGTGTCAAAAAAGATGCTTTGTACAAGTTTTCTCAGGTAGATGAAGTAAATCTTCAGTGGGTCGCTGACAGTTGGTTTGGTCGTTGCGCTGCAAAGTCGTTTCAAGACGTAGTAAATGAATTGTCAAAAGTTGAAACTTTTTAACAAAAAGGCTTGACTCTTTACCCAATTCTGCTATAATAGTCTTATAGTCAACAAACAAGAGAGAAATCATTATGTCAGTAGTTCTTATCAAGCGCGGTACTTATCGTAATACCCCAGTTATCAACACTACTTTCAAGTTGGTAAAGGGTTACCAAGTTGGTGCTAAGGGTGCATACGTAACTGTAAAGAATGAAGGTCACTTCCCGATTGCAATTGACGCGATCAAGATCAAAGTAGATAATATTGATTCTTTTGAATATGTCTCAGGTAACGCGCCAATGAATGATGCAGTTGAATTGAAAGTATCCCTCCCGCAAGAAACTGACGAAGCAGCAATGAATCGCATTGCTACCCGCTTTGAAATTCTGGATCAAATGGCACAAGCTTGTATCGCAGGCGACATTCGTGCAATGATCGTAACTGGTCCTCCCGGTGTTGGTAAGTCTCATGGTGTTATTGAGCAGATGAACAAAGCTTCACTGTTTGATAAAATCGCTAGCCGCAAGCCCCGCTTTGAAATCGTTAAAGGTGCAGTATCTGGTATTGGCTTGTTCGCTACTCTGTACAAGTACTCAGATGCTAAGAACGTGTTGGTGTTTGATGACTGTGACGTATTCACTGACCCTGACGCACTGAACGTACTCAAGGGTGCGTTGGACTCTGGCAAGAAGCGCCGCATCTCTTGGAACAAAGACTCGCGTCTTCTGCGTGAAGAGGGTGTTCCCAACTCGTTTGACTTCAACGGCTCTATCATCTTTATCACTAACTTGAATTTTGAAGACCGTCGTAGCAACAAGATTCAGGCACACGTTGACGCACTTCAGTCTCGCTGTCACTTTCTGGATCTGACTATTGAAACTCAGCGTGATAAGATGCTGCGTATCAAGCAGGTACATCGTGATGCCGATGGTGGCTTGTTTGCAGACTACAATTTCTCTGTAGAACAGGCAGATGAAATCCTTGAGTTTATGGAAACTAATCAGAACAAACTGCGTGAAATTTCACTGCGTATGTCACTGAAGATTGCTGACTTGGTGAAAGTGTCCAAATCTAACTGGAAACTGCTGGCTGAATCTACTTGTATGAAGCGAGGTTAATATGACTACTTTAGAAAAACTGGTTGATGTAAACGTTACTGATGTTATTAGTATACCATTGACAATAGTTTTAGTAGCATGGTTCACTGGTGGTCTTACTGTAACTGGAGTGATCGGTGTTATTATTGCCAATCGTATTTGGAGTGTGTTTTCAAAGGATTAATATGATTCCAGAAGATTACATAGACGAAATCGTATCAAGTGGTATTACATTCATGAATGCTATCACTCGTGCTTACGGTGCTGAAGAAGGTATGAAACTGTATGATAGTATGGTGTCGGCTGTTGATCCTGATATCAAAGGTAAAATCTTTTTCTCTCTGATCACCGGCGATCATGGTGGCACAATCAGACTCAAAGGATATGAACTTTCTACTTCAAACAAAATTGAGCGTATAAAGGCAGTGAGGCGAGTGTCTAACTTTTCGCTAAAAGATGCTAAGGAGCTAGTTGAAGATATAGAGCGAGGTGAGCCAAAATCTATCCCTCACTTGCGATCACTGATGGATCGTAGCGAAGCCGTAAGTACACTTAGGCGAGTAGGGTTTGTGCTGTGATCTTTTACAAAATCAGAAATAAGAACACGGGCGAGTTTTCTAAGGGTGGATCGCGCCAAAGGCACACTGGTGATGTTGAGTGGAGTAAACAAGGTAAAACTTGGGATACTCTTGGTAAACTTCGGTCTCATTTGACGCAGTTTCATCTTGGTGATGATTACCACAAGCAAACAGATATGAGTCATTGGGAAGTTGTGGAGTATCATGTAGTTGAGCAGCCAGCAAAAGGTATACATGAAATACTTGATCCTAAAAAGATTGTGGAGATGCTGAAACGATGAAATTTGAACACATTGGTTGGATGAAAGAAGGTACTTCAGACAAAGTTTGGGGTATGATTTTGCTACAGAAAGGCGGCGATGGCCGCTGGCACACTAACAAGTATGTTTCGTTTTGGGGAAGGCGTGGTGCCAAACTTCAAACCAAACTAGTTGAGTGCTCTTCATATGAAGCAGAAAAGATGTTTGCTAAGAAGTTGGATAAAGGTTATCAGTCAGTAAACAAAGATCGTTTGGACGAAGTGTATCCTGAGTTTCAAAGCGATCTAGAAAAAACAGCATTTTGGGCAGCCCTCAAATTTTGAGGCAATCATGTCTCCTGAAAAAGAAAACACATTTAGAGCATTGAAAGACGAGCCATTACTTATGACAAGCTTCTGGTGTAAATTTGGTATTCATAAATGGACTAGGTACACTGAACCAACTAAGTTGGGAACGAGATATAGGGTTGGCATGTTTACACCAACCGGATACTATCACATAATGAGTCAAGAAAAAAGATGTGTTAATTGCAATATCACCTCACATCGTCATTATGAACTATTTGAGAAAGAGAGAGGTTGAACATGGGTAATAGGAACATCAAGAGATATAATAAATGAAAGTACATTGTCCTAGATGCGGTTCGGAAGCTACACCAGAACCAAGTGAAAACGGCGGCGAGTTGTATGTAGCTGAAGATATGGAGGTCTCCACGGAATATTACGCAGATGCCTTTCCTTACCGGTGTTTCAATGGGTGTAGGCTATTATTTTTTACAGAGGTTGAAATAGAATGCAATTAGATAATCCAATACAAGCACTTGCTCAAGCTTTGGCTCATGCTCAGTATGAAGGGTTCCCTGAATACGAATACCAAGATCGTGATTGGGAGCACTTTAGAAACACAAAAGAAAATAGGCTAGTTACAAAACATGCTAAACACCGATCATGGGACTTGATTGTTTACGCAATGTTCCCGCAAACTTGGTCTAGTACTGCATTGGGTTTTGGTGGAATTGGTGGACAAGCTGTTACCCCTGCTTATACTATTATCATTGAGTCAGAACATGGTCTGGGTTACTGTGTTTACTTTGGTGGCAGGTTTGCTTATAGAATAGAAAGAGCCGCAGATTGCTTCTATTCTGACATAACTAAGCAGTCAATGGTTAAAGTAACCGAATCACATAAGTATAAAAAAGTTTAACGCAATAGTTGCGTTTTAGGGAGCACTGTGCTCCCTTTTTTTACCTTTAAGTTTGACTTAAAGTTTGTATGTAGTATCATTACAAAATATGCAAACAAAAGAACACTTGCTTTATTTTTTCCTGTCTAAGCCAATTAGGCTACATTATAGCGACAGAAAATTTTTCAATAACCTTACCATAATTATTAAAAACACCAACACCGTTACTACGGGCCAGGCTAGGCTATTTAATAAGCTGATTGAAAAATATGAATCTCAATTGGGTAAAACTCTTTTATCCAAAGAGCAGCTATTAGCTTTGCCGTGGAAAGCTACATTAGTTGAAACTTCTAAAGAATATACTTCAGCAAAGGTAAATTTAGTTGACAACTCTATTGTTATTAGAGTACCAACAAATAACAAGTTTATCAAAAAGTTTGATGGTATAAAGGACAATACATTTCGTTGGGACAAAATAAAAAAAGCGTATGTATCTTCTATGAGCACACATGCACTAAAGCTGGCATACGTTACTCTTCCTAAATATTTCACTGACATAATATATTGCAACCAACTTCTTTGTCTTATTAATAAAGCAAACGAGTATTCTGATTTAATATGGCAACCTACATTGGTCACAATAAATAATAATTACTATGTAATTGCTATTAATGAAACTTTAGAAAGTTATATCAGCAACATAGAACTTAACAATGAACCTAAAACTCTTTTTGCTTTATCTAAGCTTGGTATACAAATAGACAAAAACATTATCAATAGTGAGATTCAAAAGTTTGCATCTGATTTTATAGCAGAAATAGATATCAATAAAACTGTTATGTTAGCTGAGTGGTTCAAAGAATTAGAAATCACACAAGTATTGTTAGGTAAAGGTATACACAATGCTTTTATAAAAAATAAAACATTGTTTAATCCAATGCTTGCTATGTTAAGTAATAATGGCATAAGGTACATACCGGTTGACAGCAACTTTGAAATAACTAATGATATTGGTGCACCCGCGCTGTTACAATATCACGGTAATGAAAACATGAAATTTTGCGGTAAAGGATCACTAGCTAAATGCGTGTTTATAAAAAATTCAAATCCAATTGAGGTAGCATGAAACAAGCAAAAATAATTATAACCGACGAAGTTAATTGTAAGGTCCAAGGCTTAGAGCTTGATGCTCGTAAAGCTTTAATGAAACGTTTTGAAGTAGAAAAGCCGGGAGCTAGATATTTACCAAGTGTTCGTTTGGGTAGATGGAATGGTAAGATAAGTTACTTTTCGTTAGGCGGAGCTACTCATATAAATTTGCTTGAGCAAATTGTTCCTATCATTGACCAATATGATTACGATATTGAGCTAGAAGATTTACGCACATACAAAACTACCTTTGAGTTCCAAGAGATCAAAGAAGATACTTTTGCTCATAAAACTTGGCCAAAAGGTCACGTTATGGAAGGCAAACCTATTTTGTTTCGTGACTATCAAGTAAACATTGTTAACAACTTTTTGGCTAATCCGCAATCACTTCAAGAAGCAGCTACTGGTGCAGGTAAAACTATTGTTACAGCAGCACTATCTAAGTCAGTAGAACAATATGGTAGATCATTGGTTATTGTACCAAACAAGTCACTAGTAGTACAAACAGAAGAAGACTATATCAACTTAGGTCTTGATGTTGGTGTATACTTTGGTGACAGAAAAGAACTAAACAAAACTCATACGATCTGTACTTGGCAATCACTAAACAACTTGTTAAAGCTAACACAAACAGGCGAAGCTGACTTTACTATCAACGACTTTATTGAAGGTGTGGTATGTGTGATTGTGGATGAATGTTTTCACCCTGATAGTAAGGTGTTAACACCTAATGGATATGTACCTATAAAAGATATAAACCCCGGGGACATAGTAATAAACTATTCTGAGAAGGATAAAGTATTCAAAGAAGATGTAGTCGTAAAAAGACATGAAAACTTAACTAAATCTGATTCTGAAAAGATGTATGAGTTGGAATTTGATAATGGTGTTAAAATAAAAGTCACAGGCAATCATAAGTTCTTAACAAATGTGGGTTGGGTACGCGCTGACGAACTTACCGAAGAGCACGAAATTATAAACATAGGCATAAATACATTCAGCTAAAGCAAAGGAGCTGAACAGTTATGAATCCTAGAACATACAAGAAAATGATTAAGCTAAATGACCGATTAGAAGAATACGGACAATTAACTAGAATAATTGATTTAACTTCTAGTACTTTATTGTTGAACAATGGTAAGACACTAACAGGAAATGAAGTCGGGCGATTTGTTAAGAGAGTAATGAATACGACAGTTATTGATTGGGTAAAAAACACTGATAAGTTACTAGCAGGTGAAATATCCGAAAATGATATAAAGTCTATTTCATTTTCTATTGGCGGAAGAGCATGTCAAGAAAAACACGCTAATAAAATAAGAAACAACTTGAACACAGGTAAACCCTGGAATAAAGGAGAAAAAGGCTTACAAGTAGGTTGGACCAAAGGTCTAACAAAAGATACTGACCCTAGAATTGCCGAAATGGCAGAAGGTAAGAAAGGGGATAAAAACCCTATGTACGGAAAAAAAGTATCTGACTCTGCGAAAGAAAAAAAGTCTAAAGTTATGAAACAAATGATTTTAGATGGTACCTTTACTCCTAACTCTAATAATAGAAATACGCATTGGGATTCTTATTATAAAAATAAAAAATATCGGTCTAGTTGGGAAGCACTATTCCAATATTATTACCCTGATGCTCTTTATGAAAATTTGAGAATTGAATATACTATTAATCAGAGATCCCATATCTATATAGTAGATTTTATAGATCATGATTCCAAGATAGTAGCAGAGGTTAAACCTAAAGAGTTATGTAAGGGTGATATATTTTTTGCCAAGATTAGTCATCTCAAAGAATGGTCTAAAAACAATGGATATGAAGTCGTTATAGTAGACCAAGATTGGTTTATAAACAAATCAGAACCGAACTCATATGAAGATTTTGATGAAAAAACACAAAACAGGATAAGAAAACTATATGAAACTAATAAAGAAAACAGAAATAAAAAAATCTGATACCGTGTATAATCTTCACATAAAAGATGATCATAATTATATAGTTGAAGGAGCAGTTGTAGCCAACTGTCATATGGCAAAAGCTGAAGCACTAAAAACATTGTTAACTGGGGTGTTATCACGAGTGCCTATTCGTTGGGGCTTGACTGGTACTATTCCAAAATCAGATTTTGACAAACTAGCACTGTTGGTATCATTAGGTCCGGTAGTTGGCAAACTTGCTGCTAGCGAACTACAAGAATTGGGTGTTCTAGCAAAGTGTCACGTTAACATTATTCAGCTAAAAGACCAAAAAGAATATAAAGATTATCAAAGCGAATTGAAATTTTTGACTACTGACCAACACCGACTAGATACTATAGCCAAGATAATTGATAAGATCAAAGATACTGGTAACACATTAGTATTAGTTGATAGAATTTCAGCAGGAAAAGAATTGGTAGACAGGTTGCCCGGAGCAGTGTTTGTTTCGGGAGAAATGAAACTAACTGAAAGGAAAGAAGAGTATGACGAGATTAGAACAAGTGAAGACAAAATTATTGTGGCTACCTATGGTGTCGCAGCAGTTGGAATTAATATTCCCCGTATTTTTAATTTGGTTCTATTAGAACCTGGCAAGTCGTTTGTACGTGTAATACAA